ACCTTGGCTTACAATGGCAACTTTACTGAAAAGGGTTTAGACATATACTCTCAAGATGAAGTAATTCGCCAGCTTTCCAAAAAATATGAAGTTATCAGCTATTCTTCTCCCGAAGAATTAAACCAAATATCAAAACGGTTTGATGTTGTTTACGCGCAAAAAGCCGGGGATAAAGCCCCACCATTTGTCGACACAACCAAGTTTGTAGTCCATGCTGTATTTCAATATCACCAACCGCACGGCGACGTTTACGCTTATATTTCGGAGTGGTTGGCTAAAGAAATAAAGAAAAATTATAAATTAAAAACGCAGCCTCCGTTTGTCCCTTATATTGTCGATATGCCCACACCAGATCATAGAGGCGGTTCTTACCTGAGAACTAGACTCGGTATTCCGAAAAATAAATTTGTATATGGAAGACATGGTGGATTTTTTACTTTTGATTTACCGGGAGTGAAGAAAGTAATTTCAAAAGTTGTTCAGGAAAATCCTAATATTGTATTTTTGTTCGCTAATACGCAAAGATTTTTCGAACATCCAAATATTTATTATCTAGATCCATTTTTCGGAAATCAGATGAAATCTAATTTTATCGCTGCTTGCGATGCAATGATTCACGGCAGAAGGCTGGGTGAGTCTTTCGGAAATTCTATTGCGGAGTTTTTATTTTTTGATAAACCCGTTTTAGCTTGGGAAGGTGGGTATGATAAAAACCATGTAAATTGGTTAGAGGCTTATGGATTACTTTACAATGAAACCAATTTAGAAAAAATGATATTAGATCTGCCTAATAGACCCAAGCAAGATTATAAGGGCATAGTTGCTCAGTATTCTCCTGAAGAAGTTATGAAAAAGTTCAAGGAAGTCTACTTGTAAGTTATTGATTCTATTAGAGTTTTTTGTATTGATTTTTCCCTACGGTTAGGGTATAATGGTATTGTTAAGGTGAATATAATGACAAAACTGCAAATGCTGTTTTCTTTTTTGTTAATATGGTTGTTGATATCATTTGTTGTTAGTGTTTTTTTAGGAAAATTTCTAAAATCTAAAACTAGGGAAAATTAAATTATGAGTTATGCTAATGTGACGTTTAAAGTGTTGAAACCCAAAAAACTGGTCAAGTTTGACCCTAATAATATTGAACACATCAAGATTTTTCAGCATTTTCTTGTTAAGAATAACTGGCAAAATGGTTGCCCGTTCCAGCTAGAACAACCTTATCTCGACACACCTAGTATGATTAAGGATAAAATCACTAAAAATTATATTTTTAATGCCGTCTAATCTTAATGCTAATATACACAAAAACTCAGTTTAAGTCAAAGAAAAAGAAAAAACTCAGAGGAGTAGTTGCAACTAAATTTGTTGCTCCGACTAGAGCTGCCATAGTTGATTACAAGCCAACTGTCAGGTTTATCCCCCGAAAAGAATCCATTATCGCAGCAAGCTGCTCTTCACTGAATACAAATGCCAGTTGGACAGAAAAAAATTCTATCATGGATCCAATTGCATTGGCTAAAGAATCGCCTGAAGTGAGGGATCAGATTATAGCCAAGAGTAAGCGTATTGCTATCGCCTATTCTAAGGGAGCATATCAGTATGTTACTGAAGAAACTGATATTAAATCTGTGGGCAGAAAAACGCCAATATGACCTCGCCCTGTATCAACGTATGTAAGTTGGATCTTAACAATCAATATTGCGTAGGATGTCATCGTACGCTGATTGAGATACGGGATTGGTCAGTATTGACTTTAGAAAAAAAACAAGATATAATAAATGCTTGTGAACTAAGAAAATTTGATGTTTTAAAGGAGAATCTCCCATGCCAGCAAAAGTAGGTTTAAAGGGCCGCGGAAAGGGCCGAGCGAAGTTAGGTTCTAAGAAGCGTCGAGTAAGAAAGACAGCAGTAAAGAAGTAATTATGAAAGTTTCTGTTATCACACCAACTACCGGAAACCCTCATCTTGCTTCTTGTATCAAATCTGTTCGTGCGCAAACTTATAAAAATATCGAACATATTGTTGTTGTCGATGGTAAGAATCGTTGGAATTCGGTAGATAACATTGTAAAAACTTTGGAGTTTCCAAATGGCTCGACTGAACACATATATGTTCTTCCATATCCTACAGGTACTAATCGCTATAACGGGCATCGTATCTATGGTGGCACTACTTATTTTGCAGACGGTGATTTTCATCTCTGGCTAGACGACGACAATGAGTTAGAACCCAATCATATTGAGAGCTTGGTTGATCTAGTTAAAGAAAAAAATCTAAGTTGGGCATATTCTCTTCGTAAGATCATAGACCAAAATGGAAGCGTTTTGTGCAATGATGACTGCGAGAGTTTAGGTATGTGGCCAAGCATTCTTCATCCAGAAGATTATTTCGTAGACGTTAATTGCTATTTTATCAAAAAAGAAGTTGCTGTTGGAATGTCTCCTGTTTGGTATCGTAAATTCCGTGAACCGAATCAAATGGAAATTGATAGAGCCATAGCTCACGTTTTAATGTCTAAACAAAATAATTTGCAATATGATTGTACTCGCCAATACACAGTTAAATATAGAGTAGGTAATACTGGGTTATCAGTTAACTCTGAGTTTTTCTTAAATGGCAATAAAACTATGCTAGATAAATATAACGGATCTCTTCCTTGGAAATCGTGAGTAATATTATGAATATTAATGCTTGTATTGTTTCTTATTACATGGATAATATCGACCCAAAGACTGTTCAACTACAGTCAAAGGTTGTCGAAAAATACAACAAAAGTAAGTATGAACACTATTTGGTTAAAGCGAATCTGCGCCATGGCGCTTTTATGGATTATTTTTGGTGCTTGAATGGCGTTAATGTTTTGACTTTTGCTAATTCTATTATTGAACGCAAGGTAGACCATGATGTTATTTTCTTTTTGGATGCGGATTGCATACCATTAGACGAATATTCTATTGACGAGTATATTCAAAAAGCCGCAGAAGGATTTGTGGTTGGGAATATCCAACGATCAAATCATATTGAAAACGATCAGCATGTTTTTGCTGCTCCATCTGCCGTCGCCTTGAGTCGCGAAACGTTTATTAAGATTGGTAAGCCATCTGCGCTAGAAAATCCAAGGTCTGATGTTGCAGAAGAATACACTTGGGCGGCTGAAGAAAATGGAGTTCCAGTTGACTTATACCTCCCATTAAGGTATGATAGAAAACCTAGTGAGTGCGACTTTTGGGCATTGAAGGACGGTATGCCAGTTTACGGTCAAGGAACAACGTTTGGAAGAGGCGAAGTTGAAACCTTTTATCACAATTTTCAAATCTTCCATCCCGGTCAACAACAAAACTTTTGGAACAAGTGCGAGGAAATTTTAAATGGCCAATAGATCTGATTTTCACACAGCAAAGCTTCCCAGATACCTAAAGCGGGCATTAGCCTCAGGAGAAGCCAACGGATTTATCTCAGACGCCCACCAAAGAGGCGAAATTAAAAGGTCGCTTATTTCTGCTCACGCAAATCACGTGCGATTTAAAATGAAGCGAGCAGAGACTAGAGATATCGTCGGCGATTAACGTATAAATAGATGAATTGCGGGTTAGTTCAGTAGCAGAACGGTGGACTCATAATCCACAGGTCGGGCGTGCAATTCGCTCACCCGCTACCATCTCAGGAATTATATTATGACTGTTAGTGGTTTTTTTATTTTATTATTTTTGTTTATTTGTTATTATTTGTTTGGTATGATTTTTCGAGACAGATCATATGAAGATAAGGGTTTGTCTGAAGAAGAAATCCTAAAAGATTTTTGGTATCATATTAGCCCATTTTTTTATGCAATACCGGCTATATTGAAGATTCTTCTAATTTTGTTTTTAATCGTAACCGGACTATTTCTTTTGGGTATGGGCGGCGACCGCCCGCCTAGTAGACCTTCTTCTGGGTCAACCAAACCGAAACTAGGTTATGATGCTGATGATGAAATTTTCTACGAAGTTCAGCGAAGAATCAATAGAGGTGGAACTTGGATGACGACTACTGGAGGCAGTAGTGATGAGAGCTGGTCTATGGATAGATGCGACGAATTAGCCGACGCTAATCAAAATGACTCATATCGAGTAATCGCAACTAACCGAGGTACTGGTAAGAAAATCGGCGTAGTTTATGTGAGGTGATGATGTGCATTCTTTATCTGAATTACAAAAGCTTTTCCTAGATAAGGAAATACCAGTAAAAGAATTTTCGGGTTGGAGGTTAAAAGTCAAAAAAGATATTTGGACTATGCAGAACGATCAATATTATTGTAATGATGAATTAGTTAAAAGAAAAGATATTCTTGCGAGGTATAAGAAAAAATGAAGCTGGTTTGCATTTCAATGGTTAAAGATGAATGCGATATTATAGAACTATTCATTCGAGTTAACTCAAAAGTAATTGATCGATTTTACATCATTAATAATGGGTGCTGCGACTCCACTATAGAAATTTTAGATCTGTTGAAGAAGGAAGGTTTTGACATTGTCATTTACAATGACTTTAATGTTGATTACCAGCAAGCTTTGCTCACTAATAGAGCTATAAAATCTGCTTTCCAAAAAGAAAAATTTGATTGGGCATTTATCCTAGACGCCGACGAGTTTCTGGACGTTAAACGCAAAGAATTAGAACAAGCTCTTTCCACAGTTCCGCCGGGAATGATCCCATCTATGCAGTGGAAAACTTGGGTGCCTAAAAACGCTAATTACGAAAACTATCAAGCTCCGCTTTGGGGTAACTTTTACCCAAAGTTAAAAGAAACTCAGCCTCACGACAAAGTAGTTTTTCCCGGATATATGGTAAATAACCATTTCGTTGGAGAAGGTAACCATATGATCTATAGGTTTTCTAATCCGTTCGATTATACGCCAGTCCACACACATAAATATATTTTAGAAAATATCCCACTAAATCATTTTCCAGTCAGATCTCCAATTCAAATAATTACTAAGATTTTAGTTGGTAGCCATAAACTTTCGATTAAACCAAACAGACTGCCAACTGACGGGTACCATTGGGATAACGTGGCAGAAATGATTCGTCGGGCTAATTATCAAATAGATGAAGCTTTACTAAAATATATTGCCCATAGTTATGCCGTAAAATACGACAAAAATACGATAATTGACGAATCTGTTGATAAAACCGAAAAATTTGGTGTTCAGTATGATACTCTCAAATATAAAGAGCTATCAACCATAAAAGATATCGTTCGTTACGATAATTTTATGCGAGTATTGTCTAATACAGTTAAAAACTTGAATAAAAAATGATTAGTGTTATAATACCCACACTATGGAAATCTGATAGTGTAGAAAAATTATTGATAGGGGTTTCTTCCTCTCCTATGGTTGGAGAAATTATACTTATTAATAATGATTCTGCCAATACGCCAAATTTCGTTTCTTCTTTACCTAAAGTCAAAATTTTAGATTTTGGTAAAAACATATACGTCAATCCAGCATGGAACGCTGGAGTTGCTGAATCAAAGTATAACAAAATTTGCCTACTTTCTGACGACACACTATTTGATTATGATGTGTTTAATTTGGTATATTCAAAAATATCGCCATCTATAGGAACAATAGGTCCGCATGGATTAGGAATAATAAATGAGGAAGTTGCATCACCATTTATGGTAATGGTCAAATCTTATAAATTTTGGCATGGATACGGAACCCTCATGTTTATGCATAAATCTAATTATTTGCCTATCCCCGAAGAGCTATTAATTAATTTCGGTGATCGTTGGCAATATGATTATAATGCATATCAAAAAAGGCAAAATTATTTTGTAAGCCAATTTTTTGTCAAAACTAAAATGGGAACAACATCTTCTTTGTTTAAAGAAATTACAGATAATGAGGAATTGATTCATCGTCAAGTTTATGAAAAATTGAGAAACTATATAAACCCCGGAAATTTTAAAAGCGAACCAACAGTTTTAATCTAGGAGAATATTATGAGCGTTAAAGGATTTAAATTAGTCACAGGCGAAGAAATTGTAGCAGAAATAGTTCAGGATAATGGCGACAATTTTGTTATCAAGAACCCATTATCGTCTGTTCTTCAGCGCGGCCAAAACGGTCCTCAGCTAGGTTTCATGCCATGGCTTGCATTTGCAACTGGCACAATAGAAATTAGGTTACCTCATGTGATAGCCGTGGTTGAGCTTGATAATGAGGTGAAAAACCAGTATAATACTATCTTCGGGAGTGGAATTGTAACTCCACCCAATCAGTTGATAACCGGATGATGAGGTATTAATGAGTTCAGAATACTACACAAATGTCGCCCTTCTTGGGCGACATATTCTTTTTAGGGGCATACAAAATGGAAAGCGAGTTCAAAGAAAGATTGAATACTCACCTACCTTCTATATCCCATCCTCTGAAAACAGTGAATTTAAAACATTAGATAACAAGCCAGTAAAACCAATCAAACCCGGCAATATTCTAGAATGCCGCGAATTTATACAGAGGTACGAAGGTGTCGATAATTTTCCTATTTTTGGAAATACTCGTTATGAGTATGCTTATATTGCTGATAGTTTCCCTGACGATATTCTTTGGGATGTCAACAAGATTCTTGTTGCGTATATTGACATCGAAGTCGCATCTGAATTCGGATTCCCAGAGCCAAGACTTGCTAACGAACAAATCACAGCGATCACTATCAAACTTAAAGATAATTATTTTGTGTTTGGGGTCGGCGATTATAACAAGCTTCGTGACGATGTACATTACGCTAAGTGCGATAATGAACTTCAACTCATCAAACGTTTTCTAGAGTTTTGGTGTAGATTCCACCCAGACGTAGTAACTGGATGGAATATTAAGACGTTCGACATTCCATATCTAGTTAACAGAATAACCAATTTGCTTGGCGAAGATGAGGCCAAGAAACTATCCCCATGGAAAAAACTCTCTGTTAGAGAAATTATGATCTTTAACAGAAAGCAGCAAGTGTACGATATCTATGGGATATGTACTCTGGATTATTTAGAATTATATCGCAAATTTTCTTACTCGCAGCAAGAGTCATATCGGTTAGACCATATTGCGTCAGTAGAATTGGGCGAAACCAAATTAGACTATTCTGAATATGAAACGCTGCACCAATTGTACAAACTAGATTATGATAAGTTTATCAGATACAATATTAAGGACGTAGAACTGGTTTATCGACTAGAAGATAAGATGAAGTTGATAGAACAGGCATTAACCTTGGCTTACGACAACAAAGTAAATTACGACGATGTATTCACACAAGTTAGAATGTGGGATGCTATCGTATATAACGAATTAAAGTCCAAAAACATCGTTATCCCGCAAATCAAAAGGGGAGATAAAACAGAAGCTTATGAAGGAGCATATGTTAAAGATCCTATTTTGGGACTACATAAGTGGGTTGTTTCTTTTGACTTGAATTCTCTGTACCCGCATTTGATTATGCAGTATAATT